GTCATCAATTTTCCGTTCGTATTCAGGTGTATAATCTGCCTGATAGGTAGCCTATTACGAGCTATCTTGACCATCTCTGCAAGTTCGGGGTTTAACGTAGGCTCACCTATGCCGAACAGGTTTAACTCAAGCTGTGTGCCCTGTTTGCAGAAATACGATACCCATTCAATAGCCTTTTCAAAGGTTTTCATGCTCATGTTCCCCACTTCCCGGAACTTCTTTTGAAAAGGCGCCGGGCAATAGGGACATGTATTGTTGCAGAGGCTTGAAACCTCAATGCTATTGATGGTTGTTATTGGTTGCATTGAATATCTTCCATCCCTTGAAATTTCTATTGTATCCCTGCATCCCACCTTCCGTTTCGCCCCTAAAGCTGAAATCAAACCCGCAATCCTTGAGAAAAGATTTTAAGATTACATTTGCTGTCTCTTGGTGCGGATACCCGTATTGAGCAAATTCATCGTCCCTGAAAAATCCGGGGGCGGGGGTGTGTGTTTCCAGCTCCATGAACCTGACCCGTTTCAGTGCATCCTTCAAGCTATCGCGCGGGCTGAAAATCTCATATTCTCCGCCCTCGATATCTATTTTCAAGACATCAATCGTATCGAACAAAGATAAAACATGCTCAAAGCTAATCGTCTGAGTAAATCCTGCATTGATATGTTTATCAGCTCTAAAAAAAGTACCATACTGACCATGATTGGATTCTGAAGCTGACCAAAATAAATCCCGACATTCACCTGTTTTCAACGCGACAGCCGCCCACATGGGAGCAACGATACCTCCTAGATGATTGCTATATGTATTCGTTACCAACTTTCTGAAATTCTCAAAGAAGGCTTCGATTGCCAAAATGCGCTTGAAGCCCTTTTCGGCTGCAAAATATAACGTACTGCAACCCACATGAGCGCCTATTTCGAGCATCGTATCATGGGAGCCGTTGAAATCTTCCATGTAGCGCACGCCTTCATTAAGAATCCACTCATCGGATTCCTGCAGCTCCATCATGACTTCACGGCTCTTAATATGCGGGTGTGCTATTTTAAGCATGCATCCTCACGAGGTCTTGGTTAGTAACCTGATTTTCCATTTCAAACTGTGCCATAAGCTCAGGCGGTATCTCCTGATGACATGTTTTGCAAAGAGCATAAGGTCGAATAGGATGATTGAGAATATCATCATCAAACACATTCCCAAAAACGCCGAGATTCCGAAAATCGTAACAACAGGGCGTAATGTTTCCCTCTGTAAGTACATATCCTCTCCCCTCTATAAGCGGATCGCATTGATTATTAAGTTGACATTCAATCTGATTTTCAGGCTCAAGTTGGCCCGCCCAGTTGTGACTAAAAAGAATAACGCCGTCATTCAAAACACCATAAATGCCAACTTTTCTCATGATTATAGCTGCCTTGCGCGCGTGCGCGGGCGAGTGCGGGGAAAGGTCAAGCTGGTCTATGCCCGCATCCTTGAGGCCCTTGCAAACCTCGTAAGTCATATTCACACCATTGGTACACATACAGACGTTTCGGTCTCCCATTATCTCTTTGACTGCCTTCACCCGTTTGACAAGCTGAGAGTCGAGAAATGATTCACCTGTCCCATTCATATTGACTTCCAACTGCGTTTCTCTATTGCAAAGCTCCTGTAAAAGCTCAAGGGTCTTATCAAAGACTTTATCCGACATAATACCGGGGGTCCTTGCAGAATCCTTCACGAGCAATCTGTTAACGCAATATTGACAAGTAAGATTGCATATGTTAGATAGCTCAATGGTCGTTATCGTTTTTAACGTAATCAAAGGAGATCTCTCATGACAAAACCTCTCACAATCGGTCTTGAGTTAGCAGGTGCCATTTTCTTATTTCTCGGCATTATCCCGCCTGCTGATGGTTTTAAAATCGCTTTCGGTATCATTCTCTTGCTCATCGGTGCCTATGGGATTCGGAAAAGGTTGAAAAAAACATCCTAACCAAACCCCTTCTGAGGTTCTAATCTCGGTTTTGTGCTCTCCTTGCCATCCCATTCATCAACTACGGTCACAGGCACTAAGAGAGCCCTGCATTGGAAATGATTCGGGGGCAAATAACTTCCCCAGTCCCTCATCACTCTGCCATGTAAATGCTCGCAAATTTCCGATGTTCGTTCATCCAGGACCGCACTATATTCATAAGCCAGGACAAAGCCCTTAAATTCAGGCTGTCCGAAAAGTGCCTGCCTTGATTGATTCAGCGCATCGGCGGTGTTCGTGCGGACGATATTCTCTAGTCTGGCCGGGACATTAACGGCTTTGCCTCCTGCGTCTACTCTCGGAAGTAAGCCGAGTAATGCCGTATCATCTAGCATCGCTTGCATGGTATGTCTTAATGTCTTATCGTATTTTATAGCGTTCTCAAGCACCATCTGAACACCATTAAGTACATCTTGTTCCATCATCCCGGCAATTGTAAAAGCCTTAGACGCTAAAAAGCGTTCAACCTGGTCCTTGTCCATGCCGGGACGGATTGCCTTCGCCTGCACCTTCTTAGGAAGTTCCCGGCGGGCCAGTTCATATCCGTTTTCAAGCACTACGATAAGATTCTTTCGTATATTGCGCCTGAGATTGCTCATAATAGTCTTTGAAATCCCTATGCCAAGAAACTCTTTAAGTTGCACATTGCCCAGAGAACGGTCCCGCACGATATTGGTAATTTGCTTTTCAATGGATATTCCGGCCTGGGCCATGCTGTCATTGAGATCATCCAGAAATTTGCCGTCCTGATCATCGAGCGTTCCCTTGATGGCCGTGTAATTTACCCGCTTAAGCCAAGGCCTTTCCACGAAATCTTTCCTAATATGCTCTTGCTTTTCCTTCGGCTGCGCAGAAATCCAATTTTCAATTTCTTCTTCAGAGGGTGGTTCCTCTCCGGGTAGGGCTTCTCCTGGTATTTCTTCTTCCGGCTCTTCTTCTTCCGCCTTCTCCGGGAAGCCCATGATATTCCTGACATGGGATTCATCGCTCTCACTCTTGGTTACTGCACCTTTGCTCACAAGCTCAGACCATCGTTTTGCTATGTCCGCCTTTTGTGAATCGGAAATGGGCTCAAATTGAAACCAGGGGAAATCCTCTGTGCCAAAGTTCCAAATTGCAAGTTGTCTGAAAAGCTGCTCATTCAAGGTCTCTTGCAACCTGTTTGCTATGATATCGAGAATCCAAAAAAAGGCCTCAAGTTGTGTCTGTGATTGGCTATAGCTGCCTGTTTGCCCTTGTTCGGACAATCCAAGCAAGTTAGGCACTAGAATTGATTTCGATATAGCTCGGTCATGTAAGCCTATGGCTTTCTCAAAAGCATCCGTTCTAACGGGCTGAAACATTTCCAGCTTAATATTGTCCGGCATATGCGCCGCCATTCGTGCAGAGATATTATTCAAAAGGTCTTCAAGATTCGTCTTTTCACCTGGTTGCAACGATCCCTTGACCTGTGCCCAGATAAACCCACTTGCATGGCGCTCCAGGAAGATATTATAGAATCTTATCACGATATCCTTAGACCACCAGGATCGGTAGCAGGCTCGTAAATCCGATTCGCCATAAATCCGGTTGATATCCGGTTGATGCACAAAATGAATGATCTTAGTAATGGGTATTTGATTCTGTTGTCCCCCCACGATCTGGCTGACTTTTTCGATATTGCCGTGCTTGTCGAGCTGAAAGCCACCGTTAAAGGTTTCAAAAGGCCTGAGCTTTAAGTCCTTTAGGCCCCAATAGGTCTTCCCGTCATAGGTGATAGGCTGGAAGACTTTCTCAACTATTGAATAACCGTTTTGGAAGGCGCTTAGAATCTCAATGAGCTTATCCGAGAAGCTGCCCCGGATCTGCTTGATTGCATGGGTGAAAAAGTCGGCCATGTCCTCATGGTCCTTACGCGGGCTTCCGTTGTCATCCGTCTGCACATCGAAAAACCAATCACGGCTCAGAACGGCATTAATCTTAAATTGTAATGTGGGCTTGACTTGATCATCCTTGAGCATAGTCTTATAGACCCA